GCAATGTCCGAAAAAATTCCATAACTAAGGATAAGCTGGCGGGCGGCTTCCTCAAAACCACGCTGGCGGATGGTACGGCGGCTGAAACCGACGTGACCGTTACTGGCATGGCCGTGGGCGATGAGCTGGTAGCGGTCTTGTCCCTGTCCACCAAGGCCGATATCAAGACCTTGGAGAACCGGACTTCGGAATATACCGTCGGTGCAGGAAAGCTGGTGAAGGCGGCGGGCACTGATGAGACAAACAACCAGCTTATCATCATATATCTGGATCTGACATGAATTCGTCCGATCTGATATAATTTCTAGAATAATACCTCGGGCTGCCAGTGAGGCGATTTTTCGTGATCATATTTAAGGGATCAGTGGGCGATGAGATTATCCTGAATACCGGGCACGACCTGGAAGATGCCACCAAGATCGAGATGCGTGTGATAACACCATCCGGCTCAAATGAGGTATGGGATGCTGTGGCTCATGCAACTCCTGAGCACATTGTCCATACAACCCTGGAAGGGGAGATGGTTGATGAGGGCATCTATATTGTCCGGGCCTATGTCGAATGGGAAGAGCTTCATTCGTACTTAGGCAAGCCGGTTCTGGTTCATTGTCTAGATATCTCATACGTCGTTCCTATCAATGAAGTGCGCCGAACGATCCAGGATAAAAACCCTGACCGGCCACTATTGAGCGATGAAGAGATTTATGATTCCTTAGCAGCTTCCGGGGGCGATACCCTTGCCGCTTCCCTGGCTTGTGCCGAAGCCCTGGTTGCCAGGGGAGCACATAAGGTCTCCAAGAAGATAGGAGATCGACAGATCAACTATTCTGACCTGCTGGGGCATTATCAAGCCCTGGTCGAAGTCCTGCAAGCCAAGATACAGCAACGAGATTTCAGCCATGGAACTTACCGGGGCGGTAAAGTCGAAGACAAATATCCTATCAAATTTTTATATTCAGATGCAAATTAAAAAGGTGAGGCTATGGGAGATATCGACTGGCTTGAATGCATTCCTTTTGAGGGTCCGGAATCGCAGTGGCCGACGGGCATGGCCCATCTACCACCTGGCATTAGCGTGCTGGACTTGCTGAAGGAAGGCAGCGTTAAAAGGACCAGGTCCGGTGGGATTCTCAAACTGGAGATAGACGAAGAGGTCTATGAAGCCCTGGTGGAGACCTATGGTCCAAAGCAGATTTTGATCGCCACTGCCGGTGGTGGCCGGATCACTCGGGAGGAGTGGTATAGACAGTTCAACAAATCGGATGGCCTGAGGCTGGCTATCATCCGAGAACTGAACAAGGGTGAAGAGGAAACCAAATCCTTCGAGATCGGAAAATGAAAAATTTTAGGAGGCAAACGAAATGGTAGATGAGAGAATCAACACGGATGTGAAATTTGTGTCCACCGTTATTGTCGGTGGATATGAATCGTTTGTTGAGAAGAACGCCAGGATGATGAGCTACCTCAAGGGCGAGATCGAGGAGCTTCAGACGATGATCAATAAGCTCCAGTCCACCGACATCCAGGCCGGGTACCTGCCAGACGACGACCACGATATCATCAAGTCCCTGGATGAAATCGTGGAGGAAGTCAATAAGAACCTGGCTGTACTCGGAAGTGCCATAAAGGGCCTGAGCGACAGCGCAAAGGTCACGCTGGAAGCGGCTGGATACATGAGGTTATCCAAGGACCAGGCTGCCATCAAGACCTATCCGGAGTGAAATTCTCCGGACACTTTTTTTATTATGCATAATGATACGGCTTCCCGCTACGGGATAGATGAGATCGATTATAAGAGGTGAAACGCAATGAGTTTGAAAGGTTGGAGAACATACATCGCTGCAACGCTGGTGTTCGTCACCGGCCTGTTAGAGTTTGTCGATGAGGTTGCAGCGGCTGATTATATAGGGGGGTATATCGGCCTGGAAGGATCTATCATCCTGATGGCATGCGGTGCCGTTTTCGGTATTCTCCGGAAGCTGACCGATACTCCGGCTAAGATCTGAGTCCATTCCAGGTGATCTGTCAGTGGATCTTCATGCCAGGGTATGTGTGCTTGAATCCGATTCCAAGCGCCATGAAGAAGACATCAACCAGCTCTACGGGAAGGTATCATCGCTGGAGGTTTGTGCCTCCAGCCTTCCCGATATCAAGGAATCGTTGAAAGGCATCCAGCAAGAGATCAAGACGCTCAGTGTATTTGTTCACAGTTCCAAAGGAAAAAGTATAGCATATCTTACAGTTCGTGAGTGGGCAATCCTGGCTATAGCTGCAATAGGATTATTACTCAATAATATAATGTTTAAGTGATATTTAATGTCTTTGATCGATGACTTCAAGGACGAAATGGCCCAGACCGTGACCATCTATCCCTATCAATCCAATAATGGTTGGGGGGACCAATACGGGGATGGGACTTCTTATCCATGCGCTGTATGCCATCGCAAAATAGAAGTTAAGAGAAAGGGCGGCGATAGCTTCGTGTCTTCCATGCAGATACATCTCGATAAATCTGTTGCAGTATCTGCCAGGGATAAAGTGGAGTTCGATGGAGAAATCCTTGAGGTTCTGGACGTTAGCACAGAATACGATATAGAAGAGCCTTCAGAGATCTATGCCAGGGTGATTTATGCCTAAAGTGGTTTGGCGGGCGGATGCTATTCTCAGGCTGGTTGAGGAGAACGCCTTAAACGGAGCTGAAGAATGGGCGCGGGCTGACGTCCTGCCCCTATCCCAGGAGAATTGTCCGGTCGATACGGGGACTATGAGGGGGACTGGATCAGTCGTCCGAGAAGGCAAGACTATAGAGATTGGATTCGGCGGACCGTCTGCGCCCTATACAGTCAGACAGCATGAAGATCTGACCCTGAATCACTCGACAGGCCAAGCAAAATGGCTTGAAAACGCCTTTAACTGGCAGTTGCCTATGCTGCCAGGCAGAATTGAGCAACGGGTGAGGAGCGTTTTATGACCGACGTTGTAACGGATATGATCAATGCCATTGTAGCTGCGGGGCACGCCACAGGGGTTGGCTTGGACATATTTGCTATGTATATCAGGCCAACGCCCGTTTCCCAGATCGCGGTTTTGCCTTCCGGGGGATTAAATCCCATAGTGAGCACGGATTCGGCGCATGCCAGGCCGGGCGTGCAGATCCATATAGTAGATTCGGATCTTGCGTCGGCATGGAATAAGGCACTTGGTATCTGGAACACGTTTTCAAACGCCAGTGATGTAGTCGGGCAAGCCATTTGGGCTGCCAGGTCGGGGCCTCTTTATATGGGCCGACAGGAAGACGGGCGACATAAGGTCATGGTCGAGTTCCAGATATTTGCATAATCCTATTTTTATACATACTTTCGCAGGCTGTAAAGCTTGCTTGGGGGCATGAATATGGCAACAAACGCTAAGAGTGGAATGAAGGGTTCCCTTTGGGTGAGCACAACCCAAGTAGGGGATTATAAAAAGGTTGCTGAGCTGACAGATATGCAGCTTAGGATCGATGCACAGGAGATCGATGTCACACATGTCGATTCTGGTGGCTGGGGTGACACTATAACGGGAAAGAAGCAGTGGGAGCTAACTCCTAAAAACAACCTCATCACCACGGATGCCGATGGTTATGGTGTCCTGATGAGCGCCATGCTGGATGAAGATACCATCCTGTACTTCAAGATCCTGAGCGAAGGGACACCAACAACCAATCCCGTTGGTTGGCATGGCGCTGGCAGAGTCCTAGGAAGCTTGATTCAATTGGCGGGCCAGTCCACCGGCCAGAGAGTAGATTGGACAGTGAAAGGCAGCGGTCCCTTGTCTGTAATTGGCTGAGGTGCTCTATGACTACCTCAGCCGTATCTGGATTGAGTGCTTCCTTATACAGGGACGATCCAGAAAACCCTTCGGTCACATTCTCCAACGTTTCCCTTGTGGATTCTGGTGATCATATTCATTGGCAAGCGCCGCGTGGATACCGCTATTGGGATAACACCTATGCAGTTACAATCGAGAAGCAGGTGGGCGGAGCTGGCGACTGGACAAACATAACCAGTCAATGCCAAATCAACTACCTGAGAGGCCGCATAACGGTTGATACCGCCCTGGGTGCTACTGATCTAGTGAGGGCATCGGGCAAGCGTAGAGATGAAAGCGATTTCATCAAAATAGCTAATCTATATGATGCCAAACTCACCATAAACGGTAGTGAGATCGATATCACATCATGTGAAGATGAAGGGTGGGGCGCAACGATGGCGTCATTCTTGAACTGGGAACTGACCGCCGAGGCTTATTACTATGCAATAGAAGATCATGCCAATCTGCTATCCGAGGAGATGATTGCCAAGATCTACGCATTTAATAGACAAGGCTATCATACGTCGGATTTCAATCCTTCCACCGATATCAGTGGAAGCACCGATGACAGCTTCAAGATCCAGCTTGATGATGAACCTAGCCCTTCCTTAGTGACTCTGACGGTTAGTGGGAAAAATAGTGGTGCCTTGATAGCCAGCGAAATGCAATCTAAGATCAGGGCGATTGGAGCACCTTATGATACAGTGACCGTGAAATTTTTGGGCGGTAGATATAAGATAATTTCCGGCACGAGAGGTCCAACAAGCAAGGTGAGGATTCTGAACGCCGATACGAAGAACATAGCAGACAGCCTGAAGATCGGCACTGAGAACGGCGGCATAAACACCGACGGATCGGCGTATTCTTTTGTGGGTAAAGGCGCTCTGAACAGCATTGAGAATATGGTGGCAAACCCCAACGATGCCCAGAAGGAGACTCTGACCTTCAAGGGCCGGGGCGAAATATATCCGGAGAGCTGAAATGAGGGACATTATAGTTGATATGGATGAGGTTCGGAAATTCAGATGGACATGGGATGCTATTCAGAAGTTTGAATCCAGGGCAAAGAGCATCCTAAAGAGGCAGGATATTCTGCAGCCTGGTATGACCACTCATACCGGCCATGTTCTGACAGCATATATCAGAATGGCCGATATCCTGGAGGCCGCGGTAGGGGCCGTTATTGGTAATCCCGAAGGAGCCAAGGGGGCTATCGAGGCATACCTGGAGAAAGGCGGCGATCTTGAGACTCTGCAACTGAAGATCTATGAGGCATATCTGGTGGCAGCCGACCCTTCTTCCTTGGAGAATTGGGAAGCCGATATTCGCATGGAAGAGGAGACCAGGCGGATCAACCGCGAGAAGGCGAACGCGAAGCTGGAAATTGCCCGGCTGGAGCTAGCAGACGACCTGGCAAAGATCGAGAGGCTGAAGAAGCTGGCAGAGAATCAACCGGGGACGACGAACTCAGTGAAGCCGCCAGATTCGCCTACATCCAATTAGGGCTACTCCCTAATCAATTTCTTGACCTTACGCCCAACGAACTGCGTGCTCTCCAGGAACATCATAGGCTAGAAGTAAACAGGGAACGCGAGCTTTCTGCTTTTGCTGGTTACTGTTCTGGTGCAGCGTTCGCTATGGCTTGGGCAGGCGAACTTACAGAATTTAAAGATTTTTATCGCATAGACGAGCCCGTGGTAAATACATCCTCTGAGTTGGATTTAGAGTACCACATTCGCATGATGCGGCTCTGTGGTGAAGGCGGGCCACCGCTTGACCACTGAATAAAATCACACAATTTTCTCTATTGTTAGTTAGATCTAGCGGAGCGAATAATGGCAGTAGAAGTCGGAAGGGTAACAGCAGTTATCGATGGAGATATCTCTCCGCTTCAAGGCAAACTGGCTCAGGCCAAAACCCAGGCCACAACCGCTGTAGCTGGGATAGAGACCAGCGTTAGCTCCCAGGTCCGGACAGGATTGTCCGGTGCCATTTCTAAGAGCAATTGGAAGGACGTTGGGCGCAGCTTGGCTGACGATCTAGTATCTGGCATAGCGGCTCCGTTCGGGGCAGCTGGCAGCGCCCTATCTACAGCAGCCACAGCCCTAGGGCCTACTGGCATACTGGCAGGGGCGGCCATAGCCGGGGCGGCTGCCATTGCTGGAGCATCCACTTCGGCGGCTATGGAGTGGGAGGCCGGGATGGCTCAGATCTCCAAGACCACCGGCATCAAAAAGGGCACCGAAGATTTCGAAAAACTGAACCAGGAGCTTAAAGACCTGTACGCCCAATCGCCCACAACGGTTGCAGGTATTCAATCGGTGGCGGCGGCTGCCGGTTCTCTTGGAATAGAAAAAACCGCCCTGGCTGGATTCACACAAGTAGCCCTGGAAATGGGTTCTGCCTTCGATATCCCTGCTGAAGAAGCAGCGGTAGCTATCGGCAAAGTAAAAGGGCAGCTCAAGAGCCTGCCTGAAGATGCTGCTGACTCTGCCGACTTTGCCCGCAAATTTGGTTCTGCAGTGGATTATGTGGGCAATAATTTCAATGCTACCGAACGGGATGTTCTCGACTTCTCGACCAGGGTGAGTGGGTCTCTGTCCTCCCTGGGTGCCGGTGCCTATGAGATCGCCGGGTGGGGCGGGATGCTCGCGTCGGTATTTCCTTCTGCTGAACGTGCTGCAGGTTCATTCGATGCGCTGCTGAACCAGCTGACGGCCAATGAGGATTCTGCTGCAGTAGCAGCCAGGCTCCTGGGGGTTAATGTCGAAGAGTTCATGGCTTCGATGACCACTGACCCAACCGACACTATTCTTAGGATCGGCGCTGCCCTGGAAGATTTACCTTCAGATAAGCTCATGAGCACCGCCAAAGCCCTGGGTGGTGCCTATGGCATGGACGTCCTGGTCAAGATGATCGGCCACACCCAGGAGTGGAAGCAGGCCATCGAGGATACGGTAGAAGCCGGTAAGAAGGGCGAATCCATAGGCGAGAGCTTCGCCTCCGGGGCGGCCAATGCCAAAGCACAATTAAGCATTTTAAGGAATTCGGTAGGTGCCATATTACAGGATATAGGCGGCCCGATACTGGACGCCTTCACGCCGGTTATATCCGGCCTGGCTGCGGGGCTCAATAAGATCCGCACCATAGGAGAGAACCTTTGGGAGCCACTTCTCACGGTTACCGGACCAGTTCGAGATGCTGTGGGCGAGGTGGTGGACAGATTTGGAGAACTGGCAAACATCTCCCTGGATACCCTGGTGGCCGGGGCGAAAGGTGTTAATGAGGCGTTCCGTATCGTCGGGGCATTTGTCGGAGCCTTCAAGAAAGAGCTACGTGATGTAGTCACCAGCTCATCGCTTTTCAAGACTGCTGAGGGGTATGTCAATAGCTTCAAGGATAAGCTATCTGGTATCGGCACGACATTCAGCGAAGCGAAAAACAGGATCGTAGATGGCCTGTCAAATGCCATCCCAACGGCCATATCTGGAGCTATAAGCGCCTTTGGAAGGCTCGGAGATAAAGCTGCTTCAGCCCTTGGAATAGGTGACCTGATCGATAAAGCAGAAAGTTCCATCGGGCAGGTTACAGGCTTCTTCAGCCGGGTATATGATACGGCGGCAGAAGAACTCGGATGGAAGACCGAGAACGCCATGAAAGACGGTCTAGTCGATGGGGCCAATAGCGCACAAGCCAGCGTAGCCAGCACTGTTGAATCCGCTGTATCTCAGGGGGCAACGGCGGGATTCGACGCTATCAAGAAAGGTCTGGTGGATGCAGGATACGATCCTACCCTGGCTGGTTATATGACGGCCTTTGGCTTGTCTCCTGAAGAGGCAGTGGCGGTCATAAATAAACAGACCTCTTCGAAGCATGAATATGGAGGCATATTTGGAAGGGGGTCCGGTGAATATGTCACCACTATAGACGGAACCAGCGTTGGTCTGAGATATCAATCATCAAAGCATTATGGTCAAGATCAAGCATCGCTCTGGGTTGGTGGACAGCGGGTAGCCGGTCCTATCACGGGTTCTGATGCTAGAGCGGTTATCAAAGCTCTTCTCGATGAGATCAACGTCGCCTCCCTAGCGAACGAAGCTACCTATCTGGATCTGATGGGCAAATCAGGACAGGCCGAAGTCTGGAGGCTCCAGCAGAGACAGGCAGAGGAGACAGGGAAAAAGCTTTCTCAGCCAGTATTAGACACCGGCATGAAGTTCAAACGCTATGGAGAAGATACTTCTGTACGATTGAACACGGCGGGCATCAACACGTCGCGGGAAATAGTATCGGCTGGATACAAGATAGGTTTAGATGGCCGTTTAGCAGCTTCTTCAATATTGACGGGTGGACAGATAGGCGGGAAAGCCACAGAAGAGGGTGGATTGGTGGCTGGCAGTGCCCTGACCAGCGCGGCCAATGCCATACGTTCGGCCATACCTAGCATCTATGCTCTCGGGCGGATCGGATATTCATCTGGAGAGACTGGCAACGCCCTGACCAGCGCTGCCAATGCTATACGTTCGGCCATACCCAGCATCTATGCTCTCGGGCGGGTCGGTTATTCTAGCGGAACGGGCGTTGGCAGCACCACGGCTACTACTAGTGGTAGCAAGAGTTCGGCTATAATCGAGACGCGCAGTGCTACGGATATATACAAATCGCTCTTGAACGTCTCGGATTTATCCGCTTGGGGCGGTTCACCTAAATATTACACTAAGGTGGCAGATGTTACTAGCGCCACAGCCGACGAACTTGATTATTTAGGTGATGCAGCAAATACTTGTGGTATCGCTGCATACGACTTATCCCAGGCCCAAACCCGTGCTGTGTCCGCAACAGACTTCTATGCAGACACAACCTTCCAGGCATCCCGAGGCATTCAATACACGCAGGAAACTTTAGACTATATGTCGGGCTGCGTCCTGTCTGATTTTGCTCGTTGGCAGGAATCCATGCCGGGGCTTTTTAAAGAATCATATATCGGTCCAACCGCTGCCAGGGGTTATCAGCTTCCAGCTGTCTTCAGGGACGCAGCCGCGAATACTGAAGAAATGTCAGGCACCACGCTAGCCACTACTGGCAGCCTAGGCACATATAATGGTGCTCTGAAGCTGGGTCGAAATGCTATAACAAATTTCATCAGCGCGCAAAATACAGCCGCTAATTCAGCCAATGCCTACGCTACTGCAACGGCATACGCCTCCACCCAGGTATATGCTGCATCAAACGGTGTAAGATATACGGCTGAAGCGATGACTGACATGGCCGGTTGCGTCCTGTCCGATTTTGCCCGCTGGCAAGAATCCACACCAGGGCTTTTCTATGAGTCCTACATCGGCCCGACATCTGGATGGGCCGGGCCTGGGAAGGGCGCAATATCGTCCCCATCGAATTATCAGTTACCACCCATTTTCCAGTCCTTCGCCAACGAGGGTTACATAGCATCTCCCACCCTGGCTATTGTCGGCGACCGACCTGGTGGTGAGTATGTCGTAGGGGCTGCCAGGTTTGAGGCGGTGCTTGAGAAGATGAGAGGGGGCACAAATATCACCATCAACAGCCCTATAACCGTTTACGGCGGCGGGGATACCGCCTCACTGGATGCAGTATTAGCCAAAAGAAATAGGGAGCTGATGCAGGAGATAACATCCAAGATATCGGCGGCTGCTAAGCACCTTTAGGCTGGATGGCATCCTCGCCGCTGATCACTGGCGGACCGCGGCGATCCATAGCGAAAACTTCTTCAGGTGTATCGCAGAGCTTCCACATCTCCAGCTCAGTGATCACCTTACCTATTCTTTCGGTGAGGTTCACACCCTGGGTGTCCAAACCGATCCAACCATCCTCCACCGGCACCACTACATAACAATGGCTATACCGATGTCCATCAACATAGGCATAAAAACGTATAGCAATCTTTGGATCATAGCCGCGAGCTTTCAGGAATCGCCAATTAGCGGCACTAAGATCTACACAATCGAAAACGTCCTCTTTCCATTTATACTTGAAATAGTACATATCCGCCAACTCCTGCAACAATATAATTTGGCTGGTGTTGTTACATGGTGGCAAATGCCAAGTTTCACTATGTACTGGCGCTGCTAATATAAAAACTAGTATTATAATTTTAATAATTATATGCATATACAAGAATAGTCCATATTTTCGAATATATGGATTACGGGGCCTGATAATGGAAATTTTAATAACAAACGTGGGAAGCGAACCTATCGAAATTGATGCAGATAGCTGGGAGTTGAAAGAGTATAGGGATACGCATCGAGCAGCAGAGCTTACTATAAAATGCAGTCGGAAAGTTCCCATCACCAGGTACGCTCATGTTATCGCTTCAGAGGGACACAAAGTTCTATTTCGCGGTTATATCCAGCAGCCACGGATAAAGAATATAAAGACCAGGGAATTGCTATGCAAAGGTGAAGAAGATCTTCTTCTCAGAAGATTTACCGGACGGTATTCCTATGTGCCGTCCCAGAGGCGTTTAATACATGCTTTTAAAAGCGATGTGCCGAACCAGACCGCCGATGCTTATGGGGTTACTAGAAATGTCGGGTTGCTTTTCATGGCTAACTCCCTTATACATTATTATGGCAATGTCATAACGTCGGGCACGCCACATTATGATTGGGTAGCCCTAGGTAGTTGGATATATAAGTTGCCCGGACTCGGCCTAAATAGTCGAATTGGCTCTGCAAATATTTATTCTCGTGGACTGCTTCTCCCTAGAGTATATAACTGGGATGAATTTGTAAACACTACAACCATAGGCAGGTATTCGGACGCTACGGATTTATATGTCAAAATAAACGATTCTGATCATAATATCGGTTTCGGCCCGCTCTTGCCATTATTCGCAGAAAATGCATACGACACCGGGGTGAGATTGGGGCAATTGGATCAACCTGAGACTGTTCTCACAGGTAATTTCCAGACAACTTATGATAGGATTTTAGATATACTGATAGATCTGGCGGAATATCACCAGCTGCAACCAAGATACAGAAGAGATCGGGAGCACACATGTTTGGATGTATTAAAAGATCCGGTCGATAGCGAGTTCTTGCTCCATGAAGATCAGATTGAAGATATTAGCCAGTCCGTAAACAATGATCCCATCCCGTCGGTATTGATTGGCCGGGGCGTTGGCAGCAGGGACGTGCGCCATATGTATGCACCATCCGATCACAGTTGGAAAGGTGTCTGGTATGAAGATGTTATGGACATCGAAAACGGATTCTTAGACACTATGGGCATTTTGAAGCCGACTGTGGATGCTGAGTAC